CCCTTCGCATGGTCCTCAATTCTGGCCGTGGTGGCGTTTAATTTCTTTCAGCGTTGTTCGTCAGGATATCCGCTCACCATCAACTGGACGGCGCATGTGGTTTTATACCCGCTGGGGTGCTGGCTATGTGGGTGTTTATATCGACAGGCGCGCAATTCGATGAGCCGCTTAACAGCCATTATTGCAACTGCCATCATCCTGCTGATTCTCTTGCTGGGATGGGGTGTTAATCATTACCGCGACAATGCTCTGAACTACAAAGAGCAGCGCGACAAGGTAACCAGCGCGCTGACGCTGGCGAACGACACCATTAACGATATGACAGTGCGCCAGCGTGAAGTTGCCACGCTCGACGCTAAATACACAGGAGAACTCGCAGATGCTAAAAAGCAGCTTGAAGATCTGCAGCGTTGCGTTAGCACTGGTAAGTGTGGGCTGCGCGTCAACGCCAAATGTCCAGCGAACGGAACGACCAGCGCCCCCGGCTTGGATGATGGCAGCACCGCCCGACTTACTGACACCGCTGAACGGGATTATTTCACCCTCCGAGAGCGAATCGAAACCATCACCAAACAACTGACGGGCCTGCAAGAGTATGTGCGTGATCAGTGCCTAAAATAATGTAATGATTCATTGTGGGGAATTGAGTGATTGTTTGCCCGGCATCTGCCGGGCGTTCGTTAACGTTTATGGGTGAATTCGTGCCAAAAGCGTATCTCTCAACGCTTCATATGTAATTCCACGTAGATGATGGAAATCGCTTCGCTTTGGAAGGAAAACGTTAAGCATTCTTTCTGATGTTTCATAAGTTGGGTGGTGAGAGTTTTTTACTATATCTTGACTGTTGAACCTGCCCATTTTTGCAAGCATACGAGCAACACTCATTAATCCGCCTTCGTTATTTCCATCAAAACCGGGGAATGTGAGTGAATGGTTTGGGTTGAAATGAGGCACTTCCGCAGCTAAACGATTCTGATCATCTGGAGATAAGTGATCATACGTAAATTTAAGCATGTCATACATATCTAATACATCACAAACATGCCTAACCTCGTCAGGGTTTTCTTCATCAGTTGAAAGGGAGTGGTATTCCCACTCCAGAGCCCAAAGATTATCAGTCTCAACAGCCTCCCTTATTAAGCTGGCATCGTAGCTATCTTTAATGCCCAGAGCTTCATGTATATCGCAAAGAAGTAAAATTTGAAGCTTTTCTGCTTGTGTATAGCTCATAAGATTCTCCTTAATTATGTTGATGAAGCCTTAGCATGATTAAGCAGTTTCGACTCCAAGTAAATCGCAGATTTTTTAAACTGTGAGACTGAGATATTCCGCTTTATCGGGCGGTCTTCACGTGTGCCTGACTCGCATCTACAAGGAAAAATCTATGAACAAAGAACTTTCCGGCGCTGCTGGCGATGTCCTGCATGCGCTTTTCTTCCGTGGCGCGCTGTTGGATGGTGACTTGCCGTCAAAGGCTGGCGCTGCTGAACTGCGTGAATTGGGTTACATGAAGACGCAGGACACTGTAACGCCGTTCTGTGGTGACCATCATTTCAACTTTCTCACACCTGCCGGGCAAGAGTTCGCCATCAGCTATCTGGTGGATCGCCACTTTGGTAAGGAACCGGCATTTCGGATCAGGGATGGGGAAGTGTTCATCAATAATGCTTTAATCTCTGTCACTCTCCGCAACTGGAAAACAGACAGTGACCCCCATCTGATAGAACCACTTGAGCAGGCCGCTCTCACGGAACGCATTAACCAGTCAGTGAATAAGTCCATTGCCAATGCTCTCAAGCCTGGTGGTGTGCTGTGGCGTGGAGCGCGGTAAACGCAGCAATTTAGATATCCGTACGGTAACCGAGCTGAGTTAGGGTCAAATTTAGCCGTTTAGACGTCCAATTAGCAGGGTTTCAGGTGACTTTCATGCAAATGATATCTATTATCATTTGGCGGGTCCTTTCCGGCGATCCGACAGGCTACGGGGCGGCAGACTCGCAGGATTTCGCTATTTATGAGATTTTCCCGGTTTTTGTCGTTTCCGTTCTTCTTCTGCCTCCAGGCCTTTTGGTATCAGCAAATTCATCTTTTTAGAACGGAAATGGGAGTGGCGATTTTTCCGCAAATATCACGCTAACGCTTCCTTACCCCTTTTATCCCGGAGTGGCATATGGAGGTGACGAAAAAACAGCTCGCCGACATATTTGCGGTCAGTGTCAGAACAATCCAGAACTGGCAAGAGCAGGGCATGCCTGTTGCCAGCGGTGGCGGCAAAGGCAATGAAGTGAAATATGATTCTGCCGTTGCAATCGCCTGGTTTTCCGCCCGTGATGCCGGGATTGAAAACGAGAAACTTCGCAGGGAAGTTGAGGATCTTCGCAGAGCGGAAGAGGCCGATCTCAAACCCGGCACAACCGAATATGAGCGTTATCGCCTGACACGCGCACAGGCAGACGCTCAGGAACTTAAAAATGCAAAAGATACCGCTGAGGTGGTTGAGACCGCATTCTGCACGTTCGTGCTGTCGCGGATAGCCGGTGAAATTGCCAGTATCCTGGACGGGATCCCTCTGTCGGTTCAGCGGCGTTTCCCGGAACTGGAGAACCGCCACATTGATTTCCTCAAGAAGGACATCATCAAAGCCATGAACAAAGCAGCTGCGCTCGATGAAATGATACCGGGGTTGCTGAGTGAATACATCGAACAGTCAGGTTAAGGGATTACAGCACTCGGCACGCGCGGGGCTTCGCTCACTGCACCGACCGGAACCGCAGACAGCGGTAGAATGGGCTGATAATAATTATTACCTTCCCAAAGAATCCGCATACCAGGAAGGGCGCTGGGAGACCCTGCCTTTTCAGCGGGCGATCATGAATGCTATGGGCAATGACTATATTCGCGAGGTCAATGTCGTTAAATCTGCCCGCGTTGGCTATTCCAAAATGCTCCTGGGTGTGTACGCCTATTTCATCGAACATAAGCAGCGCAATTCCCTGATCTGGTTGCCTACCGACGGCGATGCAGAGAACTTCATGAAGTCGCATGTTGAGCCGACGATTCGTGATATTCCGAAACTACTCTCGCTGGCACCGTGGTACGGCAAAAAGCACCGGGATAACACACTCAGCATGAAGCGCTTTTCGAATGGTCGCGGATTCTGGTGCCTCGGGGGGAAAGCGGCGAAAAACTACCGTGAAAAATCGGTGGATGTTGCCGGGTATGATGAACTGGCCGCGTTTGATGAAGATATTGAGAAAGAAGGTTCTCCCACCTTCCTCGGGGACAAGCGTATTGAAGGCTCTGTCTGGCCCAAATCTATTCGCGGTTCAACACCAAAGGTCAGGGGAACCTGCCAGATAGAGCGTGCCGCCAGCGAGTCAGAACACTTCATGCGATTTCACGTTGCCTGTCCGCATTGTGGGGAAGAGCAGTATTTAAAGTTTGGTGATAAGGAAACACCCTTCGGATTTAAGTGGGCGCCTGGCGAGCCTTCCAGTGTGTTTTATCTCTGTGAACATAACGCCTGCGTTATACGGCAGCAGGAACTGGTTTTTACTGATGCCCGGTACATTTGTGATTCCACGGGCATCTGGACACGTGACGGGCTGAGCTGGTTCTCTTCATCAGGTTCGGAGATCGATCCGCCTGATAGCGTGACGTTTCATATCTGGACCGCGTACAGCCCCTTCACTACGTGGGTACAAATCGTTAAGGACTGGATCAAAACAAAAGGGGACACCGGGAAGCGAAAAACCTTCGTCAATACGACGCTGGGTGAAACCTGGGAAGCAAAAATTGGTGAAAGGCCTGATGCCGATTTACTGGCTGAACGTAAGGAGCATTTCACCGCTGCGGTACCTGAGCGTGTCGCTTACCTTACTGCCGGTATTGACTCCCAACTGGACCGTTATGAGATGCGTGTCTGGGGATGGGGGCCGGGTGAAGAAAGCTGGCTTATCGACAGGCAGATCATTATGGGACGCCATGACGATGAAGCCACCCTTCTCAGGGTGGATGAGGCGATCGATAAGCGTTACTCACGCCAGAATGGCGTTGAAATGTCGATATCCCGCGTCTGCTGGGATATCGGGGGTATTGATCCCACGATTGTGTATAACCGTTCCAAAAAACATGGGCTTTTTCGGGTGATCCCGATTAAAGGGGCATCGGTTTATGGTAAGCCAGTCGCGAATATGCCACGTAAACGCAACAAAAACGGCGTTTATCTTACAGAAGTGGGTACTGATACCGCGAAAGAGCAGATTTATAACCGGTTCTCTCTCATACCGGAAGATAACGTTCCCCTTCCCGGGGCAGTTCACTTTCCTCACAATCCTGAGGTCTATGATCTTGCTGAGGCGCAGCAGCTAACCGCTGAAGAACTCGTGGAAAAATGGGTTGCGGGTGAACGAAAAATTCTTTGGGACAGTAAAAAGCGGCGAAACGAGGCGCTCGACTGCTTTGTTTATGCCCTTGCAGCGCTGCGTATCAGTATTTCCCGCTGGCAACTCAACCTGGATTCACTGCTTGCGAGCCTGCTTGAAGAGCAGGGGTGCAAGAAACCTGACAAAACCCTGGCGGACTATGGCCGGGCATTATCTGGAGAAGAATAATGGCGACACAGGCTGATCTGGATGCCGCCCGCGCTGCACTGCATGACCTGATGACCGGGAAGCGGGTGGCAACTGTGCAGAAAGATGGCCGCCGGGTGGAGTTCACTGCCACGTCGGTTGCAGACCTTAAAAAATACATTGCCGACCTGGAATCTCAGGTCGGCGCCACTTCACGGCGCCGGGGACCGGCAGGGTTTTATGTATGAAAATGCCAGCGTTAGTAGGGCCGGATGGTACAACGTCGCTTCGCGAATATGCCGGGTATCACGGTGGTGCGGGCGGTTTTGGCGGGCAGCTTCGCGCCTGGAACCCACCCACAGAAAGTGCCGATGCTGCGTTGCTGCCCAATTTTGCCAGGGGAAACGCCCGCGCCGATGACCTGGTGCGTAACAATGGATACGCCGCAAATGCCGTTCAGCTCCATCAGGATCACATCGTCGGGTCTTTTTTCCGTCTCAGCCACCGCCCGAGCTGGCGTTTTTTAGGCATCGCGGAAGAGGATTCGAGGGCATTCTCCCGCGAGGTGGAGGCGGCCTGGAAAGAGTTTGCGGAGGATGATAACTGTTACGTCGATGTGGAGCGAAAGCGCACCTTCACCATGATGATCCGTGAAGGGGTTGCTATGCATGCCTTTAACGGCGAATTGTGCACGCAACCGACATGGGACACTGGCGCCTCCCGCCTGTTCCGCACCCAGTTCAAGATGGTCAGCCCGAAGCGCATCAGCAATCCGGGTAACACGGGAGACACCCGCAACTGCCGCGCCGGGGTCTCGGTCGACAATAACGGTGCGGCGGTGGGGTACTACGTCAGTGAGGATGGCTATCCCGGCTGGATGCCACAAAAGTGGACATATATCCCCCGCGAACTGCCGGGTGGCCGGGCATCGTTTATTCATGTGTTTGAACCCCTGGAAGATGGTCAGACACGCGGTGCCAATGTGTTCTACAGCGTCATGGAGCAGATGAAAATGCTCGATACGCTGCAGAATACCCAGTTGCAAAGCGCCATCGTCAAAGCCATGTATGCCGCAACCATCGAGAGTGAACTGGACACCCAACAGGCGATGGATTTCATCCTCGGTGCCGATGGTTCGCAGCAGAATAAGCTGACCGGGTGGATTGGCGAGATAGCCTCCTACTATTCCGCTGCGCCGGTTCGTCTCGGCGGGGCGAAGGTTCCGCATCTGATGCCCGGCGATTCGCTGAATCTTCAGGCTGCCCAGGACACAGATAACGGCTATTCAACATTTGAGCAGTCGTTGCTGCGTTACATCGCCGCCGGGCTCGGGGTGTCGTATGAGCAGCTTTCACGCAACTACTCGCAGATGAGCTATTCGACGGCGCGCGCCAGTGCTAATGAGTCCTGGGCTTATTTTATGGGGCGCCGTAAGTTTGTTGCCTCGCGTCAGGCCTGCCAGATGTTCCTGTGCTGGCTTGAAGAGGCGGTCGCACGGCGTGTTGTCACGCTGCCGTCAAAAGCCCGGTTCAGTTTTCAGGAAGCAAGGAGCTCATGGGGAAACTGTGAGTGGATCGGCTCCGGCCGTATGGCCATTGATGGTCTTAAGGAGGTTCAGGAAGCGGTGATGCTGATTGAAGCCGGGTTAAGCACTTACGAAAAAGAGTGCGCGAAACGCGGTGAAGATTATCAGGAGATATTCGCCCAGCAGGTGCGTGAATCTCTTGAACGGCGGGCTGCAGGCCTTAAGCCTCCAGCATGGGCTGCCGCTGCATTTGAATCAGGGCTGAAAAACAACACGAAGGAGGAGACCAATGACGCCAGAGCTGCGTAATCTCCCGCATATCGCCAGCATGGCTTTCAATGAGCCGCTTTTACTGGAACCCGCCTACGCGCGGGTTTTCTTTTGCGCGCTCGCGGGCCAGATGGGGATCACCCGCCTGACGGACGCTGTCTCCGGGATAAGCCTGGATGCCGGGCAAATGGCTGAGCCTCTGGCTCTTTTCGGTGATGACGAGGATGCGGAGCCTCGCCCCGTGCGGTCCTACCAGGTCACCAACGGTATTGCCGTGCTCCCTGTATCGGGCACGCTCGTCAGCAAAACCCGTTCCCTGCAGCCTTACTCAGGCATGACGGGGTACAACGGCATTGTTGCCCGTCTTCAGCAGGCCATGAGTGATCCAGGCGTCGACGGTATTTTGCTGGATCTTGATACACCCGGCGGCACGGTGGCAAGCGCGTTTGATTGTGCCGACATCATCGCCCGCGTCCGGGATATTAAACCTGTCTGGGCGCTGGCTAATGACATGAACTGCAGTGCAGGGCAACTGATTGCCAGTGCTGCATCGCGACGGCTGGTCACCCAGACTGCCAGAACGGGGTCAGTTGGCGTGATGATGGCGCACAGCAATTACGGCGAAGCGCTTAAGACTAATGGCGTTGAGGTCACGCTGATTTACAGCGGTGCCCATAAAGTCGACGGTAACCCTTACGGCAAAATCCCGAAGGCCGTCCGGGACGATTTCCAGTCGAAAATCGATGCCACACGTCAGTTATTTGCTGAAAAGGTCGCCGGGTATATGGGGGTGTCAGTTCAGGCCATTCTGGATACAGAAGCTGCGGTATTTACCGGGCAGGAATCTGTTGAACAGGGTCTGGCTGACGAACTCGTCAACAATATCGATGCGCTGAGCGTCATGCGCGAGGCACTCGATAAACGAAAAGTCACTTTCTCAGGAGTCAACATGTCTTCAACCACTGCATCTGCAGCAGCACTTCCGGCACAGGCGGCCAGCACCTCAGATACTGCAACGGTGAGTAGTGCCACAACGGTGGCCACGCCTGAAACGATCAGCACTACAGCCACCACGGCGTCTGTCGATATTAGCGCAGAGATTGCCGCCGCGGTTTTGGACGAAAATGCCCGAATTATGGGCATTCTCAACTGCGAAGAAGCGAAAGGCCGTGATTCCACTGCCCGCGCACTGGCCGAAACGCCAGGCATGACCGTTGACGCCGCACGGCGCATTCTCGCGACAGCGCCACAAAACGCCCAGATGCGCTCTGACACCGCGCTCGATCAACTTATGGCGACCTCACCAGGTGCGCTTTCCGCTGGCTACGCGTCAGATGAAGCTGGTGATGATTTGTTAAACACCCCCGTATAAGAGGCTCTCATGGCTATTACTGAAAACTTTGAACACGTTCAGCCGCTCGGCAACAGTGATCCGGCGCATACCGGTTATGCCCCTGGCGAACTGGCCGCTACAACCCCTGCGATGACACCGCTGATGCTGGATGCGACTTCCGGAAAACTGGCGGTGTGGGATGGTGCACATGCGGGCGCGGCAACCGGCGTCCTGGCGATTGCCGCGGATCAGAACAGTACTGAGCTTTGCTATTACAAGTCAGGCTCCTTCCGCTATGAGGATGTGCTCTGGCCGACCGCTGTCACGGATGAAAACACCAAACGTAATGCTTTTGCGGGTACGGCGATCAGTATCGTTTAACCCTCGCCTGAACAGCACTCACCAACCATAAGAGCCGCAGACGCGGCTTTTTTTCGGGAAAAATCTATGTCCATCTACACTACTGCTCAACTGCTGGCGGTCAATGAGAAGAAATTCAAGTTTGATCCGCTGTTCCTGCGGATCTTTTTCCGCGAAAGCTTTCCGTTCACCACCGAAAAAGTGTATCTCTCCCAAATACCGGGCCTGGTGAACATGGCGCTTTACGTGTCGCCTATTGTCTCCGGCAAGGTCATTCGTTCACGCGGCGGCGCAACATCCGAATTTACCCCCGGATATGTCAAGCCAAAGCACTTAGCATCCCTTTCTGAGGCTTTCCTGTAGTTACCAGTTTTTGCACTTAATCTTCTGATTATTAAGCATAAGTTTTTCTGGTTCTTTCACTGGATTTTTCTCGTTATCTGTGCGTTGCAATCACCTGTGTATTGCAGCTTGTATTGCTTTTTGAGGGCTAAAAATGGCTGGTGAGAACAAACTGAGTGACAAAACGCTCAAAGGGTATCTGGGAAAATCAAGAGAAAAACAGATTACAGTAGCGGACGGGAAGGGGCTTTCTGTTCGAGTAAGCAAGAATGGGGCTGTCAGTTTTGTTTTCTTCTACAGGCTTGCTGGTGGTCTGACGGCTCCTGTCTGGCTTACGTTGGGAAAGTATCCCGATATGTCGCTTAAGCAGGCCAGAGAGAAGCGCGATGAGTGCCGGGGGTGGTTAGCTGAAAAACGCGATCCGCGCATCCAGATAAAGATTCAGTCAGAAGAGCGCTTGAAGCCAGTAACCGTTAAAGATGCTCTTAACTACTGGTACGAGAATTACTGCAAAGTCCGTCGTAAAACCCATGCTGTTACGTTGGGACGATTCAAAAAGCACATATTCCCCTATATCGGACATTTACCTGTAAACGATACCCATCTCTATGAATGGCTGGATTGTTTCGACCGGATAAAACGAAACGCACCAGTAATGGCCGCTTACGTATTTGCTGATACCAAGCTGGCATTAAGGTTTTGCCGCGTTCGCCAGTACGCAACTTGCGATGTGCTCAAAGATCTGCGTATGACGGATGTTGGTCAGGTAGCCGGCAAGCGTGATCGCGTTTTGAATGAAAAAGAATTAGGCCAGCTATGGAAATCTATTTTTATCGAGCCTGACATCAAGCTGATGTCTGAATATGTCAGGAAGATGTTTGTCCTCTGTACGGTTTTTGGATGCCGTATGAGTGAGGCCCGCTTATCAGAATGGAACGAATGGGATCGTGAAAACTGGATATGGACAGTTCCTAAAGAGCATTCGAAAACGGACGTAGAGATTATCAGGCCAGTCCCTGAAATTCTCAGGCAGTGGATAACCGACGTATATGAGGAAACTAAGCAAAGCGGCTATGTGCTCGGCAATCTGCGTATAAGGGAAAGTGTAAGTAAAATTGGTGGGAAAATTGGCAAGCGCCTGGGCCATGAAAAACCGTGGTCACTTCATGATTTGAGAAGAACGCTTTCAACCCATCTCACCGATCTGGGCGTTGAATTTCATGTTGTTGAGCAACTGCTGGGACATGCTTTACCGGGTGTTGCTGGTGTATACAACCGTAGTAAGTTTTTGGCTAAAAAGTCTGAGGCGCTTGAGCTTTGGACATCATTCCTTAACAGCATCGCAAGTGCTGAAAATAAATTGACAATACTCAAACAAAGGGCTGGTTAACATGAAAAAAATGGCAGTTGTTGATAAAAAAGGTCTGGAGTACATTCCTAACATTGACCGTATGATTCGTGAAAAAGAATGCCGTGAACTGACTACCCTGGCGAACAGCACGCGCTGGAAGCTCGAGAAGGAAGGTAAATTTCCGAAGCGAATCAAAATCGGTGCATCAGCTGTGGCATACCGCCTTTCCGAGGTGCAAGCTTGGATCAAAGGTAATTGGATAAGTTAGTTTTTATTATATTTAGTACTCAAATTTTAAGAAGGGTAGCTTTATGGAGTACATTCATATGCTTGTAAACTTACTTGGCGGCGTTTCTATTATTTTAACCACTCTAATTGGCTTTATTGGTAAGCTTTATTTTGAGAAATTTAAATCACGTCAAGATGCTTTGAATAAACAATTACAGGCCAGTATTGATGCAGCTAATTCAGCTTTGAAAAGTAAGCATGAAAGCTCTGTGTATGTCACAAAATCACAGTTTGATAAAGAATTTTCTTCTTACAGTTCAATTTGGGGGGCTGCATTTGAGTTAAAGGAGTGTGTTATGGAGCTTCGTCCAATGTTGGATTTTACAGATGAAAATGAATCATTTGAAAAAAGAAAAGAAAGGAGATTGCTTAAGTTTAAAGAGGCTTTTAACGCGTTTGTCATTCATTCAGAATCTAATAAGCCATTTTTACCATTAGAGGTTTATGAAAGAATTGAGCTATTTAGAGTTGAGTGCAGAAAGGAATCTATTTTATACCATTATGGTGATCCTGATCGACCTGTCGAAGAATACTGGAATGTTGCAGAAAAAAATAGAAAGATTATCAGTGAACTGTTTGATGAGATTTGCGAGGCAATAAGGCAAAGATTACATGCCTTATCAGTAATTGAGTGAAATACAATGTTTTAACGCCTTGAGTTATATCAAGGCATTTGATTTTATAGTTTTAGATCTAAAAGACTGTTCTGATAATCAAGCCTGCAGTACATATTATTAAAAATGGAACTGTTTTTTTCTGCATCAATATTTTGAATAATCAAGCGTTGAATTTTGAAGCAATATCTGTCGTGTTCGATGCTGTTTTGTATTCCATCTTGAAATAAAATAAATGATAAGAATAAACATGAGATGAAACATATAATAAAAATTAAAAACATAAGTTTTTTGCTTATTTTAGGGTTAGCGACACTTGTTACTACTGCTCTATAGATGCTCACTAATCCTAAGGACATGATAAGTCCATCTATAAAAAGTAATGTTGGGTCAATATACTTTAAAAAAGGTTGGCAAAAGAATGCCATACTTATACTTAGTATGACGTATGAATAAAAAAATGAAGAGAAATAAGTTTTTCTTTTCTCCAAAATGTTTATTTCTTGGTTTGATGGTATTTTATTTAACTCATTGTCAATGTAAGACATAATTTTTTTAATCATCATTTCCCTCGATTAAGTATAATATTTCAGGGCGATGGTTTGCTTCATCCTTACATGGATAGTCAACATTCAGCATTTTGGTTCAATACCTCTTTGTTGCAGTTCTTTACGAATAATTCGCTTAATCCATGCGGCTAGAGATTCATCTCCGTCTTGCTGCTGAGCAAGCTCCATCAATTGCCTTAACTCAGGATCTAACCTGAATTGGAATGGTGGATTACCACGTCTTTCATTTTTGTGTGTTGACACGTCAATTATACCCGATGTAGTGTGTTTATGTGTAATGACACATTACATACATTGTCAAAAAATAGCAACGCCCCGAAGTGCGGGAACACAGCGGGGCGTTTAACCAAACCGTTAGTTGAGGTAACAGTTATGGCTGATAAACAGCATACCCAAACTCGTCCAAAATTTACATGGCTATTCCTTGCCACGCCAATACACCGCCCTAAGTGCTCTCCGGTTGTTATGCGCATTGATGCAGACAGCGAAGAGGCTGCAAGAGCAGCTCTGCCCGGATGGGTTTTAATTTTTGCAGCCAAAATCAGGACTGAAAGTCCTTTCTTGTTTACATGGTCTGATTATGAGCACGCAACTCTCTGGTCGATTATGGGGAGTGAGATCCAACTCCCTACGGAGGTGCGTCATGTCTAAGTTAACCATGCTAGATATGAGCGATAAATTCCGTTCCCTTGAGGTTCTACTGGCAGCAGCTATGGAAATGGATTGCACTAAAGAGGATGAGAACGATATTGCCTTTGAGCTGATTGATAAGGTGCTGATGCGCTGTCGTAACCTGCGCCAGCAACTGGATGGGGTGGGGATGAAAAATGCGTGATATCTACCATCTGCTCATTAAGTCTTCTCCTGAGTTTAAGAGCCATACCAATGATCAGCTATCAGAGGATATTGATATCTATGCCTCTGGAGCATACGCCATTAACAGCGCACTCACGCTGATCGGCAATCTGGCATTCGATGCAACTAATGCCGAAGACTATTCTGACGAAGACGCCCGCCGTGATCTGGTTCTGGTTAGTCATGTCCTTCGTCACCTTCCAAGAATGGCTATGGCTCTTAGTCAGAGCAGTGATACCGCGAGTTATGTTCGTGGTGAGCGTAATAAGGGGACTCGGTCATGATCAGCAACGTCAAATTTAACGAACTGGAAAAACGCTTCGATCTGTTGGTGGACAAAGTCACTGTGCTGGAAGAGAAGGTAAGAGCGCTCACAGATAGCCAGGGTGGTGAAATACCTCCGGGTATGACTCCTGTCGCAACGCTGGCGGCTGAGTATGGCATTTCTACCAAAAAGGCCGAGGAACTGGCGAAAAACACAGGTGTGATGCTGGTGAAATTGAAATCCGGTGGTTTTGTTGCGCCTGATGAGAAATTCAGGGAAGCGGCCCGACTGGTGCTCCGCAGCGCCAAGCGTAAATACGGTTCGGCGTACTGGTTCCATCCCTTGCTGGGTAAGTTCCAGATGAGCGGAGGCATTCCTAAATGACAGTACAACTGACAGCAGTAGAGACAGTATCGGATGCCCTGTTTACGTGCTCTTATCTCTGGGCACATGGTAAGCACTACAGCCGCACCGATCTGGAAAAGGCAATCCACCAGCATAAAGACCCGACCACGCGCTATGGCAAACTGGCAGTACGCTTAAAACAGATTGTTGAAATGCCATATGAGGCTTTGTGCGATGCCGGTTATCTCGACACTGATCGCAAACAGATGATTATTGCCCGCCGTTCTGTGCTGGTGGATGAAATAGGCGAAGAGGAAATGAATCTCTGGCTGGCCGACACGCAGCGCATTCAGCGAGCATTCCCGGATGCCACCATTGATAAAAAGCGCTCAAAGCTACCACTTACACGCGGCTCCGAGGGCTATAACGTCCGTCAGGACTATGTGATTAAGCATATGCTCCCGGCACAGTCACTGTGCAGCATATACGGCCCCAGCGGTTCGTATAAAAGCTTCCTGGCTGTTTCATGGGCCTGCCATATTGCTGCTGGTGCTTCATGGTCTGGTAAGAAGGTTGAGCGCGGCGCTGTGCTTTATGTGGTAGGTGAGGGCGGTGTGGGTGTTCCCCGTAGGATCAAAGCATGGGAGCAGGTACATGGCCAGCAGGTTGATAACCTCTGGCTGGTTAATCGTCCCGTCTTCCCGGTGCGTGAATCCGAGGTATCAGAGGTCATTCTGGCAGCCAGGCAGATTTCAGAGGAGTGCGCGATGCCTGTGCGGCTGGTGGTTATCGATACGCTGGCGCGTTGCTTTGGCGGTAATGATGAAAATGATGCTCGCGATATGGGGGCATTTATCGAAGGTTGTGACGTTATCAAGCAGAAAACAGGCGCTACGGTGCTGGTGGTTCATCACTCCGGTAAGGATGAGGCTAAGGGCGCGCGTGGTTCCAGTTCGTTCCGGGCCGCGCTTGATGCTGAGTTCAATGTGAAGCGAGAAGGAGAAGGGCAGGCGCTAATCCTGTCATGCACCAAGATGAAGGATGCCGAGGAGCCCGAACGTAAAGCCTATGACCTTCGTACCGCCGAACTGTATACGGATGAAGACGGGGAAATGGTGTGCTCGCTGGTGGTTCGTGATGTTCCGCGTGAGGCTAAAGAGGTTGATCCTGAACTGGCTGGGGTGGAGAAACTCACCGATAACCATATGGCGCTGTGGCAGGCAATCAGAAGCCGAATAGCGCGGGGTGAACCCTGTAACAGGGCGGTCATTCGTGACGATCTGAAAGCCACTGGCATTAATACCAAGCATTTTACGCGCTGGCTCCAGAAACTGATTGATGATGGACTGGTTATTCAGGACGGCGATGTGCTGAAAGTGAAATCCTTACGAGAAGTGGGTAACTAAGTGGGGCGCTTGTGGGGGATGTGGGGAGCGGTACCCCAAATTCCCCACTTTGCGCCCATATACATGGAGCAAGTGGGTAAGACTGCCTGAAACCCCGTCATTACTGGTTTTGAGGGTGTTTTGCAAAAATGAGGGTGGGGAGTAAGTGGGATAGGTGTAAAGTGGGTAATCGGTGGGGAAAGCGGCAACGATAGTCGCAAAAGATTAAATATAGTGCGTTTACCATTGAGGAACAAACATGGAACAAGGGACTATTACGCTAGTTTTAAAATCTATTTTACTTGTCGCTATTGGCACTGTCGGCTGGCTTTATACGAATCATAAAGTAGTTTCGAGCATTAGATTTCCGAAACAAATGATCGGCATTAAGAGATGTCTCACTCTTTATAGTCGCTATATATATAGTGGGGGGAAATTTAGAAGAACGCTATTTTTGTTGGTATTTGTTTCTTTGGCGCTTGTGTTTTTATTTGACTTGTCGAGCTATAAGTTTTTAGAGAATATGGCATTCTCAGTTATTGCTGCTTATATTTTTGATCTCTTTATAAATTTTCAAAAAGAACATCAAATGAAATTTATGATCTCACGGCACTGGCATTCTGCATTTTATGATTGTTACCAAAGAGAACGGGTAATCGTGGGTTTTTTTGTGAACGGAAAAGTTTACCCTAATGAGATAAAATTAGAAAGCCTGTCTGAGGTTATTTTCAAGGCGCTTGTGTTGAAGGAAAATTTTTTCACAAGGTCATCATTATCACTTCCATGGAGTATTGATGGCAATGGTATCAAAATGTTGAATTTACCTTCTGGTTCACCTTTTGATCCGTTGATCTTGGATTTTATCCGGGAGGATGCAAGATTTATCAATCCATTCTATTTGGATGAAAAAGTTACTGCGTCATTCCCTGCGTTGAATAATCTTTCTCACCGTTTTAGTCAATCATGTTTAATATTCCTCAATATGATTGAGTCTAGGCTCGGGATACATGGAAACTGGAAAGCTAGTGATGAAGTTATTCATGAGCAGCTCAATGTATACCTTTCTGCGCGGCGTAGTTTTTTAACCGCTTGTGAAATGCAAATGGGACATTACGGAATTCTAGGTTTCTAGCTGAATTGTGACTTTGACAGGTGTGTTGTTGACAGATAGATCCCAATGCGAATATTAAAGGCGGGCCGCCACCAGCCCGCCTTTACCACTAACGCAAAACAACTGTTACCTCAGGAGTAACAGGAACAACAATATCAGAAGCTTAACAGCAGTGAACTAACTAGAAGTCACTTTATACATTATTGCACTTCATTGCACACGGTTGCACTCAATCATATTTCCTTTCCCGGTGATAGCATTATCGCTGTGCTTCATCCTTCTTTATTTTTTTTGAGGTAAACATATGCCAGATTTATACACCCCAGCAGCACTTGTCCGGGTTGTCAGTGCTGAGGATATTCAGCAAAAGCTGAAAACCCTTTTTACGGATTTATTTTTCACACGCAGCGCGACTTTTGAAACGCGAGATATTATCCTGGATGAAATCGATGACCCCAATATTCCTATAGCTGCATTTTGCTCGCCAATGGTTGGCAGTAAAGTAGCCCGTGACGAAGGGTACGAATCAAGAAACATTCGTCCGGGGTATATGAAACCCAAAAGCAGCATTGACCCTAATAAGCTGGCGGTTCGTCCGGCGGGCGTTTCCCCGGAGAATTTCAACTCCGCAGATACCCGCAATCTCAAAGTGAAACAGGCCATTCTCAAGCAGTCGGTTGCTATTCGTGCCCGCATCGAGTGGCTGGCGGTTCAGGCGATTACTACAGGGAAAAATATCATTGAGGGTGAAGGTATTGCCCGCTATGAGCTGGACTGGAATATCAAGTTGCAAAATATCATTATCCAGGCTGGTGACGCGGCATGGTCACGTAGAGACAAAACAACCTTTGATCCTAATGACGATATAGAAACTTATGCCGAACTAAGCGAAGGCGTGACCAATATTATCATCATGGGCGGTAATGTCTGGAAAAAATACCGCTCATTCAAAGCGGTTAAAGATGCCCTTGATACTCGCCGTGGCTCCAATTCCCAGCTCGAGACCGCGCTTAAAGACCTGGGTGATTCCGTGAGTTTCAAAGGGTATATGGGGGATGTTGCAATTGTTGTGTACAGCGGTCGCTATACCGACGAAGACGGCACGGAAAAACACTTCCTCGATCCTGACTTAATGGTCCTGGGTAATACCGCGTTGCAGGGGATTGTTGCTTACGGTGGCATTCAGGATCCTGAACTTATCCGGACAGGGATCACAAAAGCTGAAATGGCGCCCAAAAACTACATCGTACCGGGTGACCCGGCGATTGAGTATGTTCAGACCCACTCAGCACCACAGCCTATCCCGGCCCGTATTAACCGCTTTGTCACCGTTCGCGTGGCTTAAGGAGTAAACATGTCTGCACATTACACTGAGCTGGTGGCCGGTACTGAGGCGCTGGTCAGCACGATGGGTATTTTCGCTGGCGGGCAGGGCGTTATTCCTGAACTCACTCCGCTAATGCTGGACGCCACCAGCGGCGCTCTTGTTGTATGGGATGGTGCATATCCGGGGCTGGCTGTCTACGTGTCGGCTATCGCTGTCAATACAGCGAGCCAGACACAGGCACAGGTTTATAAGGCTGGTGTGCTGAATGTGGATGCCCTGAACTGGCCGGAAGATGTAACCACGCTTTCAGCTAAGGTGGCCGCGTTCGTTGGCTCAGGTATTTCGGTTCAGCCGCTGGCAATCGTCTGAGGGGATAGCAATGCAAGACAAAGAAAACAGCCTGATGGCAACCGCCAATGCACTCTATCCGGATGCTGTTGCCGGGGAACTGATGGAACTGGCAGACAAGATGAGCATGAGTGAGCGCCTGGTTGATATGAATCAGGTCATGGAAATGACCACGCTGAGCCGCCGCACCCTGATTAATCTTGAAGCACGCGGTGAATTTCCGGTGCGTGTACAGGTCACTCAGGGCCGTAAGGCCTGGTATCTGAGTGAGGTTATCGAGTGGATCAACAACATCCCTCGTAGCTCTGAAACCTGCCAGGTGCCCGTACCTGCTGCCCCTGATGCTTCCCTGTGTCTCAAAGTCGAGCGCGTGCACCGACAGGCGAGAGGCGGGAAAAATCCGCTGATTGGCTGATCGTCAGGCCCAATTGAGCCGGAAAGCACTTAATTGATAATCATTATCACATCGGGTCCTTTCCGGCAATCCGACAGGCTACGGGGCGGCAGACTCGCGAAAAAGCGCTATTTATGAGACTTTCTGAGATGCTGGTGGTGGTGTTGTTGTTCCTTTTATCCGACTGATTCCAATTGTTTTTCTCAATCCAATACACCCACTTGTGCATCAAATAAAACCGTTCAGAGGTGAAAATGGCTCAGCATTTGCTCAACAAAAAGAATATGGCGAAAAGCTGTAAGGTCGGCGTAACCGCTTTCGACAAGTGGGGAATAGCCCCGGTACAACGCGTGGGGCGTGAGGCATTTTATGACGTTGCCAGCGTGGTGCAAAACAGGGTTGAAAATGAGCTGGGTAAAATTGTGGAGCAGGGCGGCGATATTGATGATGCCGAACTCCTCAAGGCCCGAATTCGTCTGACAAACGCCCAGGCGGACGCGCAGGAACTGAAAAACGCGAGGGAAACAGGTGAGGTAATCGATACTGCTTTTGCAACATTTGCCCTGGCTAAGTTGTCCGGCGAAGTGGGATCCATCATGGACAGCCTTCCTCTTGTTATCAGTCGAAAATACCCTGGGATGGAAAAACGATATCTTGATGCAATTAAAACAGAAGTGAGTCGGGCGATGAATCGTGCTGCAGACTTAGCCGAATCAATTCCAGAGATGGCTGAAAAATATATCCAAGAAAACCAGAAAGCTTAAAGCTTTCGCAAGGAAACCACGCCAATGTTTGTCACGGCTACCTGTTTCTTCTAGTTGGAATGAGCTGAATCATTGGTTAATTTTCTTTCGTTTTGTTATATTCCATCGAAAACAAACTACCTGTGGTCGATGATCTAACAATGACACCTGATGCTGTTTTGATTGCAAAAGCTATATTAATGTTAAAAGCAGATGCTGATTATGTGAAAGATTATGTCTTTCCTATAACTTTATCTTTTTTTTCTGCACTGCTTGGCGGGCTTACAGCTTATTATTTTAATATCAGGCAAGAAAAAATAAAAATAGAAAGTGAGAAATGCAGTGCCGCAAACTCTCTTATGATGCTATCTTTTCAGATGCTTAATACTCTTGTTGCAATTAAGGGTAATTATATTGGTATGCAATTTATACACCCTGTTCAACGGGCGTTGGTCATACCTGAAATATTATTTAATGCAGGTAATGTTGCCTTTGATATTGGAAAGGTTTCATTTATCAAGCAAATCCCCACAGCAAATAAAACCATTATTGAGAGATTTTTCTTGTTTTTTAGATGTAAAATTCTAAAACGTGATCTTATTCTGCCAACAAATGAAGAGATAGGTAAGACGTGGAGGAATATAGCGCGTATTGATGCTTTTTTATTTAATTATAATTTTGCACTTAAGACTTTAACTATCAGAAATCAACTTGATGCGGAAATAAGAGGGCGCTTAGCAAAGAAAAACCTTATATTTAAACCTGCGAATGAATTAAGAATTGACGATATCATAAAAGAAATTGGCATGGGTGAGTTGTCTAAATATATTGATTTGACTGAAAATTTAGTTTCGCTAATTGATTTTTTAATAAAGGAAATTGATTCGTTTCTAAATGCATTTCCTGTAATCGCTGAAAGTAATATCGAGTTATCGAAAACAAAGGGGGCAAGTTTAGTCAGGTTTATTCTTAATAAACCAGCGTATTTGGCTTCGCTAATACCAATTCTGAGGCCTGACTATGAATTAACATCGCAGCTAGTGGGCATGCGCAAGGAAGAAACTGAAAAAAGATATTTTTATGCTGACTGGTACTGATCAGGTAAACCAACAAGCCTTTCATACCATGTATTGCAGCTTGTATTGCAATTGGGTTTTGTAAGGCTTAAGCATTCTTTTTTTTCCTTTTTAAATCATTTATATACTTTCACTGTTGACTCATGTAGCCAAAACATGAAGTTAACCCACAGATGACCCTGCGCCGTCTGCCTGATGAAGACCCGCAGAATCTCGCTGATCCTGCCTATCGTCGCCGTCGCATCATTCTGCAGAATATGAAAGATGAAGAGCTGGCGATTGCACAGGTGGAAGAAAAACAGGCCGTTGCGGCGGTGCTGAGCGGCAAATACACCATGACGGGCGAAGCCTTCGAACCGGTTGAGGTGGATATGGGCCGCAGCACCGCAAATAACATCACCCAGGCGGGCGCGGCGGCGTGGTCCACCCGGGACAAGGAGACGTACGACCCGACTGATGATATTGAAGCCTACGCACTGAATGCCAGTGGTGTGGTCAACATCATTGTCTTTGACCCGAAAGCCTGGTCACTCTTCCGGTCATTTAAACTCGTCCGTGAACGGCTGGATACCCGTCGCGGGTCAAACACCGAGCTGGAAACAGCGCTGAAAGACCTTGGCGAAGCGGTGTCTTACAAGGGCATGTATGGTGATGTTGCCATTGTGGTCTACGCAGGGCAATACGTTGAGGACAATGTCAAAAAGAGCTACCTGCCTGATTTGACCATGGTCCTGGGCAACACCCAGGCCCGCGGCCTGCGAACCTACGGCTGTATTCAGGATGTGGATGCCCAGCGGGAAGGCATTAATGCTTCCACCCGTTATCCGAAAAACTGGGTACAAACGGGTGATCCGGCGCGCGAGTTCACCATGATCCAGTCAGCGCCGCTGATGCTGCTGGCAGACCCGGATGCGTTTGTTTCTGTGAAACTTGCCTGATACCGGCCCTTCGGGGCCGTTTCTTTTATGGAGTCATCCCGATGTCAAAAAAAGAAGACCTGATTGCACGCCTGAAAGCGCTTGGCGCTGAACTGGGGCGGGAAGTGAATTTGTCAGGCTCAAACGAAGAAATAGCACTTCGAATCGCCGAGCTTGAAGAGGAACTTAATGATGACGATGGGCTGCCGGGGCCAGATGTGGTTACTGGTGGAACAGTGGATGCCATCAGTATTAATACCGCCCCGGTCACGAAAGAGCCCGGCCTTGCTGTGCAGGATATTGCAGATCTGGTGACTGTTAAAGCGCTGGTGACCCTGCATATCAATGCCTTGCATGAGACATCAAATGAGCTGGTGGCGATCGCCGAAGCAGGTGTAACGGTCCGTGTGACACAGGATATCGCCGCCGACCTGGACCGGAGCGGACTCGCCACTATTGAGTGAACAGGGGGCGGTGTGGCTGATTTCGATAATATCTTTGATACCGCAATGGCGCGTGCTGATGACACTGTGCGCAGCACGATGGGGACCGACGCCGTCGTCATATCGGGCACTCAGCAGGGCGATATTTTAAAGGGTGTCTTCGACGATCCTGAAAATATTGGCTATGCAGGCGCGGGTATCCGTGTGGAGGGCTCCAGTCCCTCCTTTTTTGTAAAAACGTCAGCACTGCACGGTCTCATGCGTCTTGATACGTTGAGTATCAACAGTCAGCAGTACTGGGTTGATCGTATCGGTCCTGATGATTGCGGTTCATGTCATATCTGGCTCGGTAGCGGTGAGCCGCCTGCAACATCCCGCCGTGCTGGCAGGGAGGGAGCAAATGTCCGTCAAAGGCCTTGAACAGGTAATAGCCAATCTAAACGCCATCAGTAAAACCGCGGTGCCCCGCGCATCTTCCCAGGCCATCAACCGAATCGCCACACGTGGCGTATCCAGGAGCGTGAAAGTCGTCGCTGCTGATACCCGCGTGCCGCGCAAACTGGTTAATCAGCGCGCCCGGGTTAAAAAAGCCAGCGTATCAAAACCGGTGGCAACTATCCGTGTGAATCGCGGGAATTTGCCCGCCATCAAACTGGGTGTTGCCAGCGTCAGGCTGTCGCGGCGCAAACGAGACAGACAGGGGGCAAACAGCGTGCTGCGCATTGGTGCATTCCGGTTCCCCAATGCCTTTATCCAGCAGCTTAAGAACGGGCGCTGGCACGTGTTACGCAGAACGGCAAAACCGCGTTACCCCATAGAGGTTGTCAGCATCCCGCTGGCGGCCCCCCTGACTACTGCATTCAGGAAAGAACTGCCGAAGCTTATGGAGTCCGATTTACCAAAAGAGTTGCAGGCAACCCTCAAAAATCAACTCAGGTTAATTTTGACACGATGAAAAACAGTGACATCCGGCTGGCTGTTATCGATGCCCTTGAGGCAGAAATCGGTGACGCAGCCCTGTATTTCGACGGACGGCCTGCCGTTTTCGAGGAAACTGATTTTCCTGCAATTGCGGTGTATCTGACTGATGCAGCGCCAACAGGCGAGGAAGTGGACGTCGAACTGTGGCAGGCCGTACTGCATATCGAAGTGTTTCTTCCGGCCCAGGCCCCTGATTCTGAACTTGATGAATGGGTCGGGACGCGTATTTTCCCTGCGCTGAATGATGTCCCGGCGCTACGAGAGCTGCTGACGCTGATGAATATTCAGGGATATGACTACCAGCGGGATGACGTTCTCGCGCTGTGGGGCTCAGCAGACCTTAAATACACCATTACTTACGAAATGTGAGGCAACTATGGCAACACCTAATCCGCTGGCACCTGTTAAAGGTGCCGGGACAACACTCTGGCTGTATACCGGCTCAGGCACAGCGAATCCGATGGTCGATACCGACTGGACGCGGCTGGCTCAGGTCAAGGAACTGACGCCGGGTGAACTGACGGCAGATTCATTTGACGACACGTATATTGATGATGCCAATGCCGACTGGACTGCTACCGGGCAGGGGCAGAAATCTGCGGGTGACACGTCTTTCACTCTGGCCTGGAAACCCGGCGAGCAGGGACAAATTGCGCTGGTGCAGTGGTTTGAAGACGGCTCAAACCGCACGTACCGCATCAAATACCCTAACGGCACTGTGGATGTGTTTTCTGGCTGGGTCAGCAGCCTGGGTAAAGCCGTGACGAACAAAGAAAACATTACCCGCACGGTCAAGGTCACTAACAGCGGTAAACCCTCACTGGCAGAAGACACCACCACACCCGTTATTGCCGTTACCGGAGTGTCTTTCGATAAATCCACTGCGGCTGTGGCCGTGGGGGCAACCACGACCCTGAACCTGTCCGTTCTGCCTGCCAGTGCGACCGATAAATCATTCCGGCTGGCGTCATCCGACCCGTCGAAAGCGACAGTCAGCGTGGCCGGCAGTGTTGTCACCGTCACGGGTGTTGCAGCCGGAATTGCCGAAGTTCTCGCGATTACGAACGACGGCTCGTTCGCGGCTGTCAGCAAAATTACCGTATCCTGATCGGAGTAATGCATGTTTCTGAAAACTCAGCCGCTGGAATACAACGGCGAAACCGTTACGCTTTATGAACTCTCAGCACTGCAGCGTATTGAGTTCATCGGCTATATCGCCGACGTGAATAAAGATGTTCCTGCGGACGACACAGAAGTCAGCCCGGAAGCGCTCAACGGTATCGTGACAACCATCAATGTGAAGATTGGCGCGCGGATCGTTGCTATGTCTCTGTGGCAGAAGGAAGGGCAAAAAGGGCCATCCGTCGATCAACTGCAGGAGGAGGTACTTTCCGGCTGGCCGTTGCCTGCCATTGGACAGGCGGATTTTATCGTGCGGGAACTCTCAGGAATGTTGCCCGTTGCACCTGACGCAGAATCAAACGCAGACACGGAACCCCACTCCCCGGAAAAGCCCACGCCGCAGCCCTGAAATTCGCCCTTAAACTTGCCCGTGAGTTCCGCAGACCTGACTGGCGTGTGATGCTGGCGCAGATGTCCTGCACCGAACTGAGTGAATGGGAGCAATTTTATACCGTTGAGTATTTCCAGACGGACCTGATTGATACCCATTTCTCACGACTGAACCTCCATATCACCGATATGGTCTGCAAAGACCACGGGCTTACCACTGCAGATTTCAGCCTGCTCAATCCCCAGACACGTCCGGAACCGGACACCGAAACGTCCGACGAGGCCATGATGCTGGCCGCCGAAGGCATTACAGGAGGAACACGTTATGTCCCAGGCGGTGGGTGATCTCATTGTCAATCTGGATTTAAACGACGCGAAATTTACCGAGCGGTATAATTACGTCAAAAGAGGGCTGGAAGGGATCGGGTCTGCGGCAAACGATGCGGCACTGGAAGTGCAAAACGCCTTTACCCGGCAGGAGCTGTATGCGAGAAAAGCCGGAATTTCGATTGGTCAGTACAATGCCGCCATGCGCAGCCTGCCCGCGCAGTTTACTGATATTGCGACGCAGCTTGCTGGCGGCCAGTCTCCGTTTCTGATTCTGCTCCAGCAGGGCGGGCAGATCAAAGACCAGTTCGGTGGGGTAAAAGGCGCGCTGCTGGGCGTCGCCGATTACGCCAAAACGCTGGCCGGGTTTATCACCCCGACCACCCTCGGGATTACTGCGCTGGTATCCGGCGTGGGGCTCCTCGCCTATAACTGGAATCAGGGGCGCTTACAGGCCAGTGCGTATAACCAGGCCATCGCGTCCACAGGGAATATCAGCGGGCAGACAGCCGACAGCCTGGCGCGCATCACCTCCCAGATAGTAAAAAACGCTGATGCGGGTAAGTCAGCGGTTGCGGCAGCGGTTGCGCAGGCCACCGGGCTGGGCCTGACCGTTGATCAGATCCGACAGGTGAGCGAGACGGCTATCCTGCTGTCAAAAAATACGGGAGCCAGCGTTAAAGACCTGGTGGCCGATCTGGGGAAAATCCCCCAGGACCCGCTGAAAGCATTTGTCGATATCAACCAGCAATACAACTTCGCTAATCTCGCTCTTTATGAGCAGGTTAAACATATGATTGACCTGGGGGATAAAGCCGGTGCCACAAAACTGATCATTGACTCACTTGGTGACAGCCAGAAAAGTTTCAAAGACACCTCTAAGTCAGACCTGGACGAGCTCGCAGGCTACTGGCAGGGGCTTATCGATAAACTTAAAAATTACAAATTCTGGTCTGATACGGTTGCGGATAACGCCACGACAGTGAAGCTTCCGCAATTCAACCCGGGTACCGGTTCTGCGGTTTTCGATAATATTAACCAGCAAATGCGTGACCAGTCCGCAGGTATTGCGACGAACTGGGAAGATATTAATACCAGTGCCGCAGGACTGCTGGGTTTTGTCAGGCAGATAAGCACGGAAAGCCGTGAATTAAACCGGCAACAGGTCTCGGCAAATATTGAAGCTGATAAATTTCTGGAATCAGCCAGGACAAACGCTCAGATCCGTAACGACCTGCAGACGAAATATCA